AGACGATTCCGAAGCCGATCCCCAAGAGACCATCGCTGGCGATGATGCCAAGGTGAAACTCGTGGTAGACGGCAAGGAAGTCACTGCATCCGTCAAGGATCTGAAGAGGCTGTACGGCCAAGAAGCGGCTCTTACAAGAAAGTCTCAAGAAGTTGCTGAGAGACGAAAGGTTCTCGACGCTGTCAATACGAAGCATGAGGAAGCTCTTAAGGTTCTCGTAGAAAGAGCCAAGGAGCGGTTCAAGCCGTATGCCAACGCCGATATGATTCTTCTCGGAAAGCAACTGACAGAAGAAGAGTTCAAGGCTGTGCGTGAAGACGCGCAGAAGAGTTACGAGGACTACAAGTTCCTCACTCAGGAACTCGAAGCTGTCACTCAGGCTTCCAGAGCCAGAGCAGATGCCGACTATCAGGAGAGAGCAAAGACTTGCCTTGAAGCACTGGAACACCCGGAGACGGGCATCAAAGGTTTCAATGAGCAAGTGTATGGCGAGCTCGAGAAGTTCGCCGAGTCACAAGGTCTCTCCCCCGCCTTGTTCCGTGCCATCACTGACCCGTCGCTGCTGAAGTTGATTCATGCAGCATCGCGTTACGACCGCGCCAAGAAAATCACGGCCGAAAAGAAAGCCAAGCCGGTCAAGAAGGTGATGAAGTCACGCCAGCCTACCGATGCATCAGGCCGGTTCGTGAAGGACAACAAGGCTCTCGACAAGCTCAAGTCTACCGGAAGCCGTGATGACGCCGCTGAAGCCTTTATGGCGAAGTGGGGCGTCACTGAATAGTGCGTTTTATACGCGGTAACGCATAAACGCGGAATATACGCGATAGCGCATAAACCATCATCAGACAGCCCAAAGAAGGAAAGAACACATGTCTGTCTGGACTTCCTACGATCAGGTGGGTCTCGCAGAGGATGTCGACGACATCATCTCGAATATCTCCCCCACCAAGACTCCCTTCCAGAGCTCGATTGGCTCTGAGAAGGTCAGCGCCCGCCTCTTCGAGTGGCAGGAAGACTCGCTGGCCTCGGTTGCCGACAACAAGCAGTTGGAAGGCTTCACCGCTGCCGAAGCGACTCTCACCGCTACCACGATGCGGAGCAACTACACCCAGATTCTCAGCAAGAGCATCAAGGTCTCCAAGACCGCTGACGCTGTGAAGACCTACGGCCGCGCGAAGGAAACTGCCTACCAGCTTTCGAAAGCCGGCGAGGAGCTCAAGCGTGACCTCGAGAACGCGATGGTCGGCCTGGACAACGACAAGGTGCTCGGCGATGCCACCACGGCTCGCGAGTTCGCCTCGGCTCTGTTCATGATCGACTCGAGCGCCCAGGTCATCACCGATGCTGACGGCACGGCCACGACTGCAAACGTCGCTGGCCCGCTGACTGAGGCGAACGTGCTGACGCTGCACAAGAACCTCTACAACAACGGTGCTGACCCGAACGTCCTCATGATCAAGCCGGCTGACTCGTTGCTGGTTGCGAACTTCGCGGCTGTCACCAGCCAGCGCATTCGTGACTTCGGCAACAACAAGCGGCTCGTGAATGCGGTTGAGGTTTATGTCTCTCCGTTCGGCGAGTTGAAGGTTGTGCTGAACCGCTTCCTGAACACCGGCTTCGCGCTCATGTACGATCCGGACATGTTCAAGAAGTGCGTGCTGCGTCCCTGGACGCGCACCATGCTCGCGGTCACTGGTGACAACGAGATGCACATGATTGTCGGCGAGTTCTCCTTGAAGCATCGTAACTTCAAGGCCTCGGGGACCATCGAGAACCTGACGTAATCCACGTTGCCAGATGCGTCTGGCGACCGGGGGGAGGCTCCGGCCTCCTCCCTTTTTTCTTCTTAGAGGAACTCATGGAAAGCACAGGCAAACTCGGCCGTCATCAGAAGGTGGCCTTTACCGGTACTGCCGGTACCTCAGACGCTGTCAGCGCCGTCACCACGAAGGTGCGCGTTGTTCTGACGTCTGCTGGTTATATCAAATTCGGCGCCGCTCCGACCGCCGCTAATACTGACGTTTACATGCCGGCAAACTTGCCTGAGGTGTTCGACATCACCCCCGGCTTCAAGGTCTCGGCAGTTCAGGACTCGGCCGGCGGTAATCTCCACGTTACAGAGCTCACTCAATAATGAAACCATCCGATATCGTCCTCCACGATGTGGAGTGGCAGATGGGCGAGGACGTTGGTGGTCTGCACATCAAGAAGCAGCAGATCATCACCGACCAGTTCATGGACGACCTTAAGGACGCGCGTTTCGCGTCGAAGGCTCCTGCCGGCGACTTCCACAAAGTCGCTTCGATCCCTGTCGCCATCGTTGAGAAATGGATGCGCGAAGGGTTCAACATTTTGGCTGACAGAAACATCACTGCCGCTCAGATCATGAAGCGGCTCAGAGCGGAAGGCCTCGACGGCTTCCTGGCAACGAACAAGAGGGTTTAAACCCCATGACATATGGTGAGATCCGAACCACCTTTCTCACCATCCTCAATCGTACCGACTGCACCGATGCCATGGCTGACGACTTCCTCACTCAGGGGATGGCGCGCTCTCAGCGTATGCTGAAGTTGCCTCCGCAGGAGCAGATCGACGAAATCACGGTTGGGGATGACTTCGAGGGCCTCGACATTCCCAACGACGCCCTCCGCGTAATCAATGTTTACAACGACGACGGAACGAACAACCGCGTCCTTACCCGCATCTCTCTGAAGGACTATCTCGCGAAGGCCATCGGCAACGATGTGCCCCTCTGGTGGACTCGCCATCGCAGTCAGATCCTCGTCAACCCGACACCTTCTGCCGGTACCGTTCTCAAGATTCTCTACTACGCCGAATTTAATTCATTCGACGATGATGATGACGAGACGGCCCTGAGTCAGATCGCTCCCGACCTGTTCATTTATGGCGGGCTGTGTTTCGCGGCTGACAAGTATCTCGATGAGCGGAAGAACGCTTTCGAGCAACGCTACCAGCAGATCATCGCCGAGCTCCAGAACCAAGCGGACGAGGACGAGCTCTCGGGCGGCGCTGTCATCAGCAACGCCTATGAGTATCCCGCGGAGGACTATTAAATGGCGAAGAGCAGTTTCTATTCGCAGTCGGGTACTGACCCTGATCAGGTCCAAACCTTTGCCGACCTCATAGGTCAAGCCACTGCCGCCCAGGCTGCTGCGGAAGCTGCACAAGCCGCTGCTGAAGCCGCCCAGGCTGCTGCCCTTGCTGCCCAATCTGGCGCTGAGACAGCACAGACAACTGCTGAAGCTGCGGCTGCTGAAGCCGCTGAAGCAGCGACCGGTCTCGACGATTTCAATGACATCTACCTCGGTCCCTTCTCGACCTCTCCGACGCTCGACAATGACGGTGATGCACTCCAAGTGGGTGCCCTCTATTTCGATACCGACGACAACCTCATGTACACGTGGAACGGTTCCGCATGGGTTGTCTTCCAGGGTCCGCGAGGCGATCAAGGCATTGCCGGCGCTGATGGCGCAGACGGTGCTGATGGAGCTCCTGGCGCGGCCGGTGCAGATGGGACTGATGGCACAGACGGGGCTGACGGTCTCGGCTACGTACCTCTCCAGAACGTGTCCGGTTCCAACACCATTACGGCTCAAGGGTACGTCACACAGACTGCTTACGTCACTGGCGGCATCTACATGTTCAAGGCGGTCGGCACCAACTCCGGTGCGGCCACGATCAACGTCGATGGCATTGGCGCCATAAGCATCAAGAAGAACGGCTCTGCCGTGGGTGTGGGCGATCTGTTTGCCGGTACTTGGTACGCCTGTCTGTATGACGGCACCGATATGAACATCATCCTCTCAGGAGCAATGCTGTAATGAAGAAGATTCTCGCAAGCTTGGTCGGATTGTGCCTACTGGCAAGTTCGGCCCTTGCGGGGTCTGTCAACGACGGCGCTATCAAGCTCCTCGACGACGACCTCTCCAACTACATCCTTTTCGACACTCCCTCCGCGGTCACAAGCAATCACTCGTGTACCCTCCTCGATCAGGCAGCTTTCATCCCCTCGACTTGCGTCGACTTGGCGGGGGGAGAAAGCACCCTCGAGGGCTTCCTCGATCTCGGAGACCTCCAGGGCGCTATCTCTGGCGGCTCTCAGATCACTGATGACACCATACGCGAAGCCGACCTCAAGGTCGTAGACACACCCTCTGACGAGGAGTGTCTCACCTACGAAGCAACCGGTGGCGATTTCGAATGGCAGTCTTGCGGTGGCGCAGGCCTCTCTGACTCCGACTACGGTGACATAACTGTCTCCGGTAGTGGGACAGTCATGAACATCGATGCCAGTGCTGTAGGCTCCGCTGAGATTGCCACAGACGCTGTCTCCGCAGACGAGCTCAATGCCACTGGCGTTGAGTCTGAGCTCGAGGCAGTTCTCGATCTGGCCGACCTCCAGGGCAACCTGACAGGCACCCGTGATATCAGCATCACTGGCGCTATCACTGCCACGCAGGCGGGCTCTGCATCGAATACGCTAACGGTCACTGACAGCACTCTGGGCGCCAACCTACTGGAGATCAGGAACGACTCTGGTGGTTCTGGAGGAACTGCTCTCGGTAAGCTCATTGGCCCGATCCAAGGCTCAGGCCCTCGCTTCCAGATTGCTGGACCGTCCGACAGTGCCGGTCGTATCAACTTCGGTATCAATTCGTCAGGGACTCCAGGCTTCGGCCTTGGCCCAGGCAATTCCGGCAGAGATTGGTTCATCTGTCGAACCGGTACAAGCATCGCCTCAATCGGCACCAGCGACTCGTGCGGAACTCTTGCGACCATAGTGACCGGTGACATTGAGCTCGGAAACTCCAGTGACACAACGCTGCACCGTTCTGGTGCTGGCGCTGCGACCCTGGAAGGCTCCCAGATCATCACCGCGGGTAATGCCGCGGCGCAACTAGAGAGCACGCTCGAAGGCGTTATGGATCTCCCTGACCTACAGGGCGCGATCAGCGGTGGCACACAGATCACCGACAACACCATCCTCGAGGCAGACCTCAAGGCAGTGGACACCCCCGCAGACGAGGAGTGTCTAACCTATGAAGCCACAGGCGGCGACTTCGAGTGGCAAGCTTGTGGTAGTGGCGGTGGTGGTGGTCTCTCCGATGGCGATTACGGTGATGTCACAGTCAGCGGTACTGGTACGGTTATAGATATCGATGCCAGTGCTGTAGGCTCCGCTGAGATTGCTACAGACGCTGTCTCCGCAGACGAACTCAATGCCACTGGCGTCGAGAGTGAGCTCGAGGCAGTTCTCGATCTCGCAGACCTTCAAGGAGACCTCACAGGAACTCGCAACGTCAACGTGACGGGCGATGTCCAGGCTTCAGACGATGTGATTGTCGGCGACGATATCTCCATGGTCGAGGGAGCCTCGATAGATTGGGACGGCGGTGATTGCACCCTGACGCAGACCGGAAACAGTCTCGACCTCACTGGATGCACCTTCGACACCAACGACCTGAGCAAGGTTCCACGCGAGAAGCTTACGGCCAACCGGACATATTACGTCCGTACAGATGGGTCCGACAGCAATGACGGTCTGTCTAACTCCGCGGGCGGGGCGTTTCTCACGGTCCAGAAGGCGGCTGATGTCGCTGGTGGTCTCGATCTGGCTGGCCTCTATTACGTCACGATCAACATCGCTGATGGCACCTACGCTGATCCTCATGGTCTGGCTCTGTCTGATCCGGTCAATGCCCCTCCCGGTTTCTACAAGGGAGTCCAGTGGGTCGGTAACACAACCACACCAGCCAATGTGGTCATCAAGTCGTCGGACGCCTTCTGGCGAGCCCTCTACGCTGACAGCACCAAGGCCCACAGTTTTACTGGAGTGGAATTTCAGCCAAACAGTTCATCAGGTACGATTGCTTGCAACGACAGTTGCTGGCTGGACCTCATATCGCCAATCAACATCGTTGCGAACTCGAGCACCGTCTACATCTCGAATTGGTCGCAGGTTCAGTTCTTATACGGCAGCGGTGAGATTGTCTGGAGTGGCAACTCCGGCACTGGTATCGTTACGTTGGGCCATTCCCGGGTATATTCGGCGGCTTACTTCAACTTTACCGGAACGCCGGATTTCAGTTCCACCTTCTTTTATGTCGATACCAACTCCTACGTTTATTGGTTCTTCGACATCACTGGATCGTCCACAGGCAAGTCGTACACTCTCTTGGGCCAAAGCTCGATCCTGTTCGATACCGGTACAGACCCTGCACCCCTTCCGGGGGATACAGCCGGTACATGCGCGGGGTTCTCGTCGTTCACCAATGCCAGTACGGTTCACCTCGACTGCGGTGTGGATGACGAACTGCTTGCAGCCATCGAAGGAGTAGACGGATCAGGTTCAGGCCTGGACGCCGATCTCTTGGACGGCATCTCGAGCGCAGGGTTCCTTCAGGATCAGGCAGACACTGTTGACGCTACCAACCTTGGTACCGATTCAGTGGGTGCTGACGAGCTCAATATCTCTGATGCTGAGAGCGAGATCGAGGGAGCTATTGACACCCTCGCGAACCTCACGTCTGTCCAAGGGCTGACCGTTACGCTTGCAGACGCAGGCGCTGACCGTCTCTTTGGATGGGATGACAGCGCAGGGGCCTATCAGAACCTCTCCGCGGCAGACGCCCGTACCATCCTCAACGTAGAGGACGGCGCAGACGTCACCGATGCGACCAATGTGGACGCAGCCGGCGCAGTCATGAACTCAGATACCTCGACGGCTTCCATGTCGTTCGTGGTAGACGAAGACGACATGGCGTCGAACTCGGCCACGAAGGTTCCGACACAGCAGTCTGTGAAGGCTTATGTCGATGCCAATGCTGGCGGCACAGGCACTACCGGTACCCACGACATGTGGATTCCAGCAGGCGCATGGATGCCTGAGGCCACCGCAGGGTGTGCCCCAGGGACGTTCGACTCTGGTTCGGGTAACATCCAGCCCGTCACTTGTGACTTCGACGGCGCTGGTACGACGATAGAGAACGCTGACACTCAGATCACCTTCCCGAAGAGTACAGACGAGTCGGTCGATCTTACGGCGGATGTCGTTTGGACATCTTCAGCAGGCTCGGGGACTGTAAAGTGGCAACTCTCATGCACTGCCGCCAGCGATGATGACGTTCTCAACGCCACATTGCCGGCTGCGGACACGGCGACTGATACCCTCACCTCCATTGGTGATGTGCAGAAAATCGCAATCAGCGCCATCACCGTCCAGAGTTGGGCGGAGGGAGACATTGTGTTTTGTCGAGTCTCACGAGACCCGGCCAACGACACCAATACTTCCGACGCACGACTTCTTGGCGTCAACATCCACTACACAACGAACGCGGAAAATGACAACTAAGAAACTCCTTAGATCGCTCGTTGTCCTCGCTCATTTGGTGATGGCCGGGGACGCCTCGGCCTTCTCCAATGTCTTCATCTCTAACATCCTCTACGCACAGCCTTGGTCTGATTGCGTAGACAGCCGTACCACTTACACTACCGATCAGACGGATGTCACCGGAGGCCGGTTCTGCGCTGTGTTCTCTGCCCAAGCATGGGGCGGGGGAGGCGGCGGGGGCGGTGCCTCAGGCTCGACAGGCGGTGATGGTGGTAATGGTGGCGGCGCTGCATATGCTGCCTTCTCCGGGGAGGAGATTGCCGGCGGTTCTGACATTGACGTTTTGATCGGCGGTGGCGGTACCAATGGAACCGGCTCGGCCGGCGCTGGTGCCTCTGGCGCTGGCGGGGGCTCCTGCACGGACATCCGTTGGACCGGATGGGCCGGGGGAAACAACGCCGTGTTCCTACGTGCCGCTGGCGGTGGCGGGGGAGGTGGCGGTGGTAACACCTCGACTTCTACTGACGGAGGAGCGGGAGCGGCGTCACCGGCTTTGACCGGTGCAACTCCTACCACATCAGGAACTGTGACTGCCGTCAATGGTAGCGCAGGCGTCGGTACCAACCCAGGCAATGGCGGTGGCGGCGCAACCGATGCCGCCCAGGGCGCTGGCGGTACTGGCGCGACTGGAACCGATGGTCAAGTTGGCGCTGCTGTCACTGGCGGCGATGGCGGCCAAGGCAACGCGGCAGGCACAGGCGGCGGCGGCGCTGGAGGCACGACAGCAACAACTCTCGGCTCCGGTGGCGATGGCGGCTCTACGGCCTCTGGCGGTGGCGCTGGCGGTGGAGGCGCTTGCGGAAACAAAGCAGGCGGCGGTGGTGAAGGCGGCAACGCAACCAACGACTCAGGTGGAGGCGGTGGCGGCGGTGGTGCTTCGTTCATTACCAGTTCTCCCACTCGCAGGCTCGTATTAGACGTTGACAGTGCGGCGGCCTCAGGGACGACCCCAGGAGGCTCGTCTAAGACCGGCTATACAGGCTCGCGTGGTCAAGGCGGCGCTGGAGGCGGCACAGGAGCCGGCTCGGCAGGCGTTGGCGGTGTTGCAGCCTTGTGCTTCGGAAGCCTGTCCTTCTATTCGACGTGTGCAACTCTTCCCTAAGGAACAAGGAGATGAATGACCCCACCTTCGATATGTGGAGGGACAGCGTATCGCAGGCCTTAGGGCGTATCGAAGCGAACGTCACCAATCTCTCCCGTACCCACGGCGAACACGAAGAGCGCATCGCAGCCCTCGAGACCAAGGCCAACAAATGGGCCGGCGTCGTCGTAGCGTTCCTCGCGCTCCTTCCGTTCTTCGCAGACAAAATCAAAGCATTCTTCGTCGGCTAAGGAGACCATATGCGCCTTCTCGCGCTTTCTGCTGCTGTAGTGGCAGCTTTACTCACTGGTCCCGCATGGGCCGGCTCTGTGACTGTTAAGATCGGCCCAACAGGCCAAGAGCGCACAGCCCTGAACTGGACTACCATCCCCGATGCTGCCTTTGTGAACCGGATCCTCCCGGCTCTCAGAGACCACTTCGGGCAGTCCTGCGTAGACACTCCACCTGACCCTGAGACCCGGACTCCGGGGACTCATGTCTGTACTGATCTCACAATCAATCAAGCTCTCGACAAACTAGGAGAGAAGTTCAAGAGCGAGCTCACCGAGCTTGTTCGTGTCTATGAGAAACAGGAAGCAGCCAAAGCCGCTCAAGGTAACGTGACGGGTCTCCCGCAGTAATCGAATGAAAATAACAGTCGAACAACTCAAGCGGATCGCTCCGCTCGGGAAGCCCTCCCTATTGTCAGGCTTCTGCGACACCCTCAACAACGAGGGCAAGCAATGGGGCCTGACAAGTCCCCTCGTCATCATGCATTTCGTGGCGCAGTGCGCGCACGAATCTGATGGCTTTCGCACCTTCGAGGAGTATGCCTCAGGGGATCGATACGACACCCGTACCGACCTTGGGAACACCCCTGAGAAGGACGGAGACGGGCGTCTCTATAAGGGCAGGGGACCGATCCAGATCACGGGCAAAGCAAACTACGCCGCTGCGTCCGAAGCTATCGGAGTGGACTACCTCAAGAACCCATCATGGGCCGCAGGGCCTGTAAACGGGACGAGGATAGCCATGTGGTACTGGTGGTCCCGCAACCTTTCCCGACTTGCTCTCATCGACGATATCTTCGGCATCACAAAGAAGATCAATGGCGGTACCAACGGGCTCGAAGCTCGGAAGAAGTACCTCGAGAGAGCCAAACGATTCCTAACACCGATGACGAATACCACGGTCATCTCCAAAACGGAAACCTAACATGTGGACTAATTTCGATAAGGCGTGGCTTGCCCCCGCCATCGCCCAGTGGCTCGAGGCCGGCATTGTCGGTCTTGTCGAGCACGCTGCTGGCATTGACATCCCGGCGAACATTGAGAGCTACATCCTCCTCGCTCTGACGTCGGCCATCGTTTACATCATCCCGAACAAGAAGGCTGCTGCCCCTGTGGCTCCGGCCGCCTAATGACCTACGGTGAAAAGGCTGTAGGCCTCTCCTTCAACCCCAGCGCCGACCCCCGCGTTGATGAGTGCAAGCGGAAGTTTGCTGAAATCATCGACGCTCTTGATGAGTTCCGTGTGAACTCAGAAGACCCTGAAGTGAAGCGCATGTGCTCCCTCGCTATCACCGACTGCCAGACGGCTCAGATGTGGGCTGTCAAAGCGGTGACTTGGAGGGGCTAACATGATCGGGAAGCTTCTCTCGCTCTTCTCCTTTCTGGATTGGATCTTCTCCTGGCTCCATGACCAGAAGATCCGGCGAGAGATAGAAACCGAAATGCAACTCGACCTCCAGAAGGGGAAGACCCTGGCGGTTAAGGTCGAGGCTGAAGAGGCCAAGAGAACCGACGCACAAGTCGATCACCGCCTCGAGAAGACGAAAGGCTACCGCGATGACGAGGATCTATAGTCTCGTTCTGGTAGGCCTCCTGCTGTCCGGGTGCGCAACCTTCATGCCCCGGTACGTGGTACGAGATTTCTGTGAGCTTGCTCCCGATATGCAAGCTCATCGTAAGGACACCCCCGGTACGAAGAGAGAACTCGATGGTTACCGGGAGCTCTACAGGCGGCGCTGCCCGCAAGGGAAGTGGCACTAAGACCACACTTCGCCCCTAAAACTACGCCGGTCCCTACGGGGATCGGTGTTTTTTGACCAAAAACATGCAACTTTCTTCGACAAACGCCCTTGTATGCCGGGTGTGGATATATTACCTTAGGCATGCATGTACCGTAACGGCAGTCTCCGATTGCCAGCGGACATCGGAGGAAACTACAATGGACCTGTCGGCTACATTCCCAGCAAGCCCAGGACATCACATGAAAGCAATCGTCTCAGAGGAGCAACGCTCCCTGGAAAGAGTCAAAGTCCTTCTCAACGCCTTCAGCGAAATCGATCCCACGATGCCCATTCAGATCGCCATCACTTTCTTAGAAGTGGCCGTCCACGAAGGGTGCAGCCTGACCGACATATGGAAGAAGACAGGCTGGTCGCAGAGTACTCTCTCCAGGCACCTCTTAGACCTTGGACAGCGTGACAGGCACAAACAGCAGGGCCTCCAACTCGTAGAGAGTCAAAGAGACCCCGCGGAGCTTCGTAAGAACATCTACACCCTCAGTCCCAAGGGCAGGAAGCTTTCGCAGAAGTTGATCTCACTGTTGAGGATGTAGGTCGTGGGGAAACTCGATTCAGGGGACGTATGGTTCCTGGCCTTCCAGGGACTTCTGATCTACCAGAAGGTCAACCACATCATCAATTGGGATTGGGTATGGGTCTTAGCGCCGTCTTTATGGGGCATAGGCTGGCTCACGTTAGCCATCGTCGTCGCCGCGTTCTCCAAGTAGGGAAAGGGATCTAAAATGACCGTCTATCTCAAGAAGGGTACCGGCGTTTTCTGCGTCGAAGTTCAGGTCAACGGTCAGCGCGCGCGTGGATACTTCCCCACCATGGAAGAGGCCCGCAAGAAAGAGAAGGAATGGAAGACGGCCCTGGCCTCTGGGAAGCCACTGGAGAACGCCAAGGTGAAGGCGGACCCTGCTGGGGTACCACGGACCCTGGAAGCCCTCAAGCGGAAAGCCTACGGCTCCCTGTGGCTCGGGAAGGCCATCGCTACGACCAACTACCGGAAGCTCGACATCATCACTGAGATGCTCGGGGATATCCCCCTCGAGCAGATCACCACTACCAAGGCTGATACCCTCGAGAAGCTCCTCCGGAAGAGGGGGGTCAAAGAGAACACCGAGAACCGGTACTACAGTGCGTTCAATACCCTCCTCAAATGGGGGAAGGAAAGGGGGTATGTGAAAGACCTTCCGAAGTTCCCTTGGAAGGACGAGGACGAGGGGCGCATCAGGGAGATTACGGAGGCCGAAGAATACCAACTGAACGCCTTCCTGATCTCCTACGGTAGGCAAGATATCGCCGACTTGGTGACAGTTGCCATAAGGACAGGTATGCGTAGGGGGGAGCTTCTGAAGATCGAACTTCGGCATATCGAGAACGATCAAGTCTCCCTCTATAAGACCAAGAACAAGCTCGCCAGGACGGTTCCTCTGGAGCCGGAAACAGCCGCCCTGTTGCGCACCTTGGTCATCTCTGGGATGCCTACCGGGAATGCCATCCGGCACGTCTGGGACCGCGCCAGAGAAGACATGGGGTTGGCAGAGGACGACCACTTCGTCTTCCATACCTGTAGACATACCTGTTGCACCCGCCTGATCAGGGCCAACGTGAACCCCATGGTCGTCAAGAAGTGGATGGGGCACCGGAGGATCGAGACTACCCTCCGTTACACCCATCTGAACGATGGCGATCTGAAGGACGCCCTGGTGCTCCTACAGCAACGTACGCTTGTTAACACAGTCGTCAACTTTCCTCAGAAAAAGGGGGCATAAGGAAGTGAACCTGACGCGGGCTTTGCTGCGGGACGGTCGTTGCGGTAATCTGCGGCAATTCCGTTCCCCTCGCGTTCTCTCTTGCCACCCAGCGTATCGGTTTGCTATCCCACGGACTTCCCAGGACAGCGGTCGTGGCGGAATTGGTAGACGCGCTAGCTTGAGGTGCTAGTGGGTAACACCGGTAAACAAAGAGTTAAGCCCCTGTACGGATATGATCCATGCGGGGGCTTCTGCTTTTAGGGGGTGCCTCTGCTGTGGGACATTACTGTTCGACCCCTCTCGCCCCACCAGATTCACTGAAGCATGTAGGGCACCGATAGGCTCTCCACCGATACCGAGCGTCCACAGAGCCACGCACGGAGCTCCTGATGGGTATTGAAGACGCTGTGCTGTAGCCAGCCTCGAGGGGTTGCTACCTCGACAGCGTACTTCGTCGCCCCATAGGCACACTTACGCACCTTCACTCTGAGCTTCCGCCCTTCGAGTCTCATAGCCGTCTCCTGTTGTGAAAAAAGACCGGGTCCGTAGAGGGAAGGGCGGAACCGCGGTACAGACTACGCTTCTAAGGGGTGTCGGTGAGTTCCAACCGACATTCGATCAGGGGAGTACTGCCCTTAGGCGTGCTCCGTGTGCCCCCGGCCAGTCCTTTCCCCCGGCCCTCTAAGCTCCACACGGTCGACAACTAACCACATACGGCGACGTCCCCTAGTGGTCAATTAACATACGATTGGTGCGACAGTCTGTCATCGGCGATGATATTCTTTCATGCATCGTTTGCATGTCAGGTAGACAACCGCACGGAAGGGAACATTTCCCCTTGCACGTTCCCTGAGGTCAAGGCTTATATCCCGTTCGTCAGTCGGCGTGGTGTCAATCATATGACGGCTGTGGGGATTGAGGGGACGGCGCGGGGGTCGTGCCGGGGAACGAGGAAAGCAAGGCAAACGCTGGGAAATCTGCCTTGCTTTTCCTTGCCTTAGATCTCCCACACTGAGCATATATCACCTAAAAGGTAGAATAATCACACGAGAGTGAACCACCATCTCGAACACCGGAGACGTGATGCTCACTGACACCATGGAATTGCAGTTGTCCCTCGAAGAGCAATCTCTTAACGAGGGAAGAAATAGATGGCTTAAGAACCAAGAGAAGAAGGAACAGAACCAAGGCTATGGAGCTCGTAACGACGTCTCCAAGCTGATCAAAGGCTGCTTACCGCTCCTCTCTCAGCATATTTCAGCATATCTGACGAATGCCTCAAACGGAGGAAAAGGAAAAACTGCTACAGCAGTAGCCTTTCTACGCGAGCTCTCTCCCGACACCCTGGCGAGCCTGACGCTATCCATCGTCTTCGGTTCGATCCGACGCCAGCCCCTGCTGTCCCAGGTTCTTATCATCCTGGGTAGGGCGGTCGAGAATGAGCTCTGGGGAAAAGCACTTGAGGAGTTCAACCCGAAGCTTTACGAGCGCCTCGTGGCGCGGGCCGTGAAGACCCATGGCAGCATCTCCTACCGGAGAAAGGCAGTCAGGGCGACCGCGGTCAAAGAAGGCTTCATGTTCGAGCGATGGGCCGACGACACTCGGGTAAAAGTCGCTGAACCCCTCCTCAATTCCCTCCTGCAAAGCCTCCCGCAGGTGTTCGAGGTCTATACGACCTACGAGAAGTTCGACAAGGTGCAGAAGTGGCTCGGCATCACGCAGGAAGCCTCTCAGTACCTTGTCGAACTCACGGAAGCCGAAAGCTGGATGCACCCGGTCTACCGTCCTATGGTCGTCCCTCCTAAGCCCTGGGAAGACATCAGGACAGGGTGCTACTACAGCGCCGCTTTGGCTTCCTCAGTGCCGCTTGTCAGGACTTACGACAAGGAGCGTCTCAAACTCGTACGTAAGGCAATCAAGGACGGGACCATGAAGCCCTGCCTCGATGCCATTAACGCTGTGCAAGAGACTGCCTGGGCGATCAACAAGCCCGTCCTCGACATTGTCAAATGGTGTTGGCAGGAGAAGAAAGTACTCTCCAAGTTCCCCCGTGCGGAACACCTCCTGCGAAAAGAGCGTCCTGCCGATTGGGACAATCTCGATCCTACTCGTCAAAAGGCATGGAGGATCGAGGCCGCTCAGATCGCGGAGAGAAATCGGGCTATTGATGGAGAGCGGGTCACGACGGTTATGGACTTCTCCGTCGCCGACCAGTTGGCTGAAGTGGAACGGTTCTGGATACCTCACTCCCTCGATTTCAGAGGGCGAATTTACCCGGTACCACACTTCAATCAGCAACGGTCTGACCACATCAAGGCCATGCTCCAGTTCGCTGACGGGAAGGAGCTCGGAGAGTCCGGGGCCTACTGGTTGGCTGTCCATCTCGCCAATGTCGGAGACTTCGACAAGGTATCGAAAAAGAGCTTCGACGACCGCGTCAAGTGGGTGGAAGACCATATCGATCTCATCCAGAGGATAAGTGATGACCCTCGTGCAACTTTTGAACTTTGGTCTGGGGCTGACAAGCCTTTTTGTTTTCTTGCTGCTTGTCTGGATTTCGCGGGGTATCTCAGGGAAGGTTCTGGCTATCATAGTCACCTTGCCGTTGCTTTGGATGGGTCTAACTCTGGTCTCCAACACTACAGCGCCGCCCTCCGTTCAGAGGAAGGAAGGTATGTCAATCTTCTACCGTCTGAAGCACCCGCCGACATCTACCAAGCCGTTGCTGACCTCGTTAAAGAGGCCGCAGAGGCAGACGCTGCCGCTGGAGACGACCTCGCCAAACTGATCCTGGCGAAGGGCATAGACAGGAAGTTGGTGAAGCGGAATGTCATGACCTACGCCTATAGCTCAGAGCAGTTCGGCTTCAAGCAGCAACTATTGCAGGATGTGATGGTTCCGCTCGAACTGAAAGTTTTGTCAGGTGAGTTAGATCGACATCCCTACGACGTCGAAGGCGACAATGGGTACCGTGCGGCCGGCTATTTGGCCTCGCGGACATGGAAGGCCGTCATCTCTCTGGTGACGCAGGCCAGCGAAGGCATGAAGTTTTTTCAACGCTGTGCTGCGGGCCTCGCCCATGAGAAGAAAGGCCTTGTCTGGCACACGCCTATCGGTCTCCCCGTCGTCCACAAGTACATCGACTATGACGGGAAGGTCGTGAAGCTTTTCCTCTACGACAAATCCGTTCCCGTGGCTGACGCGGGGAAGGAAGACGTCATTCAGGGCGACGACGTCCTGAAGCAGATTCGCCTGAACGTGAAGAGTAAGGCCACCACCCGCGTCAACAAAACGAAGCAGAGGAACGCCGTTGCGCCCAACATCATTCACAGCATGGATGCATCTCACCTTCTCCTTACAGTGCTGGATGCTGTCGACCATGATATTCGGGCTTTCTCCCTCATTCATGACAGCTTCGGGACGCACGCAGGAGACACCGAAAAGTTCTTCCACGTGATCCGCGGAGCCTTCGTGGCGATGTACGAAAACTACTGCCCATTCGAGGAGATCCACGCCTACACCATGGAGAACCTCGAGGACAAATCGCGTTGCCCTGATCTACCACAGAAGGGATCTGTTGATCTCTCGGCTGTAATGGAGAGCGACTATGCATTCGCCTAATCGGGCTGAGAGACGAAAGCGGAAATCGGAAAAGCGGAAGGAGTTGAAGAATGCGATCAAAACCTTCCGTAAACGAGCCCGCGCGAGAATTGCGTACGCCAAAGTTTCGGCCGCGGGTAGTCAGGCCCCGGAAGGGTCGCAAGAGCTACAGAAGGAAGCAGCGGAATGACCAGAAAGGAAGCACTGGCCGCGATTAAGAAGGGCTGGGAAAAGGTCGAGTACACCTCTGACCGTTGGTACGACGTCTCCCCAATTGGAGTGTGGAAGCACCGCAAGCATCCCAAGTGCGCCTGCGCCATCGGAGCGGCGGCCTACGCCCTCAAGATGGGCCTTGTCGAGATCCAAGAGGCTCTCTGGGACGACGAGGTCGACTACGTAGAAATCATGAAAATCTCCGACAACGCCGGCTCGAAAGAGGCGGCTATCGCAGCACTGGAGGCATGGGCCGCATGACAAATTGGACAATCGAAGCAGGCGATAGCGGCTACAAGGTCATGAAAGTGATCCAGCCGAGCTCCAACGTGAGAA